GAGGTGATCGCATGAGTGGGGCTGGCACCGGCACGCCGATCGGCGCCGCGCTCGCCTACTTCACGGTCGACGAGCTTCGCGCGGAGTACCCTGTCGAGTTCGCCAACGAGACCAAGTACACGGACGCCAAGCTCGACGCCGCGCGCGTCTTCGCTGAGCAGTGGTTCGAGACGGCCGCCCGCGTGGCCTACGTTCCCCGCGCCGTGGTCGACACGCTCACCGGCACCGGCAGCACGTGGCTGTTCCTGTCGCGCTCCGTCGAGGTGCGACCCGTCACCGCCGCGACGATCGACGGCGTGGCGCTCACCGCCGAAGAGATTGCCGCGCTCGTCACGCGCAAGTACGGCGTGGTCGAGCGCGCTGCCACGTGGCCGGCCGGCGCCGAGATCGTCGTCAGCTACGTCCACGGGTTCGACGAGCCCGTGGAGCTCGCACGGCAGGCCGTCATGATGCTCGCCGCCGAGCACGCCAAGCCGTCGACGATCCCGGCTCGCGCGACCGCGCTCAGCACCGACCTCGGCAACTACCGGATCAGCCAGGCCGACGCGACCGGCAAGACCGGCATCCCCGACGTCGACGCCATCATCGGCCTCCTCGGCGCAGACAAGCCGGTGACGGGATGAGCGGCGTCATCGAGGATCTGAACCTGTGGGCGGCCCAGGACGCCCTGCTGAGCGCCCTCGGCGACGAAGACGACCTATTGGACGTCGCGCAGGGGATCGGCCACCCGGTGGACATCGAGCCGCAGCACGTGTGGATCACCGGCGAAGCCACGGGCGCTCTCTCCCAGGAGCTCAGCGGCGGAGGGCCGACTGCGGAGACGTTCCGCCTGAACGTCATCGTCTACGCGCAGGCGGCGGACGACTTCACCGCCGTGCGCGACACGATCCAGCTCCTCGCCGCCGCTGTCGAGCGTGCACTGGGCTCCGAGGCGTTCACCGCTGTCGTTCCCGCCTGGGACATCCCCGAGTACCGGCTCGAGGAGGGGACGGACGGGACCAACCGACAAGTGGCGCTCTCGCTCGCCGTGGCGTGCCGGTGCTGGTGACGCTGCCGGGACAATGAGGCTATGAGCAAGCAGGCAACGCTGAACAAGGAGTACGAATGAACCTGAAACTGTCGGCCGCCGGCTTCGCCATCCAGGCGGCGAAAGGTGCCGCCGAGGACCAGCCCGCGTTCTGGGGTCCGGTCGCCGGTGGCAACCTCGTGACCTTCGAGCTCGAGCAGACGGAAGACGAACTCACCTCCGCCGAAGTCGGCGGGATCGGCGAGTACCGTTCGTCCGCCGCCGCGGTGGCCGACTACGAGACGCGCGCCTGGCCGAAGTCGATCGTCGGCCTCCTGTACGCTGCGCTCGGCGACTGCGACTCGAGCGGTGGGGCGCCGGCGGTCGCGGCCGTCTACACGACGGCCCTCGTCGGCGTCAACAACGACCTCACCTTCCTGGCCAAGACGGCCGGCACGGCCGGGAACGACATCACCGTCGAGCTCAATGACCCGAGCGCGAACGACGCCGAGCTCTCCGTAGACGTCACCGATTCGGCCATCACCGTGAACCTCGCCACCGGCTCCGGCGGCGCCATCACGTCCACGGCCACGCAGGTGAAGAACGCGATCAACGCCGACGCGGACGCGAAGGCGCTCATCACGGCGTCCGTGGCGCCCGGCAACTCCGGCGCCGGCGTCGTCACCGAGCTGGCCGCCACGAACCTCGCCGGCGGCGCCGCCGCGGGCGGCGGCGGCACCTACACGCACGTCGTCACGCCGGCCGCGACGCTCCCGTGGGCAACGGTCTTCGGCAAGAAGGATTCGGACCGCAAGGCCGCTTCCGACTGCAAGCTCGACGAGCTCAAGTTCGAGTGGGAGGGCAACGACCCGATCAAGGTGACCACCACGTGGGCCGGCATCGACGCAGAGTACTCGGAGGAGGACTACGTGCCCGTGCTCGACGAGGCGGAGCTCGACTACCTCAAGGGCATCCACCTCCAGACCGCGGCGATCGATCTCGACGGCTCCGAGTACGACGGCGACGCCGAGATCCTCGGCGGCTCGATTGCAGTCAAGCGCAACCTCACGGCCGACATCTACTCCGGCGACCTGCTGGCTGGCGACCTGCTGGAAGGCAACCCGGAGATCGACATCGAGCTGACCGTGCGGGTACCCGACCTCCTGCCGGTGCGGCTGCTGCTTACCGGAGCGGTCGACGGTACGTCCGTCACCGAGGATGTCCCGTACGGATCCGCCGATCTCACGTTCGCCGCGTCGTCCGACTCGCTCGAGCTGGCCGCGACGAAGATCGCGTGGACGACAGAGGAGCCGGAGGCGGAGCCCAAGGGCGGGCCCGCCGAGCTGAAGCTCAAGGGCCGCTGCTACGGCACCGCCGGTGACCTGTTCACGGCGACCGGTGTGAACGAGCACGCGTCCTACTGATTCGACTCACCCAGGGGGTAGGAAATGGCAAAGGGCAGCACGCTCTTCGAGGTCATCTACGTCGATACGGAGGAGCGCCAGCCGGTGCTCATCGGCATCGGCGACACGATCATGGCGACGGACTGGGCGGAGAAGGAGTACCCGTATCCGCCGAGGCCCGAGCTGGGCGAAGGCCTGACCGCCGCCGAGCTGGATTTCAACCGCGACGAGTTCCGCGCCGCACGGGCCGCCGTCGATGAGACGCGGGAGCATCGCTCCGGCCTCTACGCCGTGTACCTCGGCGCCAAGCGCGGCAAGCTGCGCGGCGCCGAGCTCGGCTGGCTCGAATGGCTGTCCATGGTGACCATGCCGGACGACGCGGAGCAGGCGGAGGAGTCGGCGGCGGGGGAATCAAGCGGGCCACCGAGCGGAATCTAGCCCGGGTGGCCCTCGACTCCATGCAGCCAGTGGGCGATCTCTGCGAGCTCCTGGGAGTCTCGCGCCACAATCCCGGCGTGTTCCACGCCATGGCCGACATGCTCTACGAGGAACGCAGCGACGACGGCGGCGCGCGCGAGGCGCGCATCGCCGATCTTGGCAGACGACTGACGCGGAGGGGATGAGGTGGGCGCAGGTTCGGTCAACGTCACCGGACTCGTCGAGACCCGCGCTCTCCTCAAGCGGTTCGAGCCCGACCTGCTCAAGCGGCTTGATGCCAGGCTGAACGCTGTCGCCCGCGACCTCAAGAGCGGAGCCGAAGCGAGCTTCGCGAGGACCGGCGCCGGCGGATCCGCATACCGCATGCGCACGCGCAGCAAGGCGACCGGCTTCGTCAAGTCCGTGACCGCATCCGGTGGCAGCGTCTCGCCGGGACAGAAGTGGTCGTCGTCTCCGGGCGTGCTCGCCGCGATCTTCGAGTTTGCTGACGGCGTGCGCTCTTCGAAGCCGGAGAACGTCGCGCGCACCAAGTCGCTGATCGCGACCCTCAACAGCAGGTACGGCTCGACCGGTCGGTTCCTCTGGGCCGCGTGGGATGAGCGCAAGGAATCCGCGCTGGCGTCGATCAAGACCGAGGTCGAGGCCGTCGAGGCCGAGTACACGGCGAGGCTCAGGTAGTGGGCGTCGTCGTCAGCATCCTCACGACCTACAACGGCGCCGGCGCCAAGCGCGCCACGCGCGACCTCGCGCTGATGCAGAAGCAGGCGACGCTCGCCGGCAGCACCGTGACGGCGAGCATGCTCGGTGCGGCGGCCGGAATGAACCGCGTCGGCGCCAGTACCGCCGCCACCGGAGCCCTGTGGAGCAAGCGTCTGACGCTGCCGATCCTCGCCTTCGGGGCCGCGTCGGTCATCGCCGCCGAGACGGTCGACCAGGGGCTCAACCAGGTGCGAAGCGGCACCGGGGCCACCGGGAAGCAGCTCGCGTCGCTTGAGACATCGTTCCGCAACGTGGCTCAGAACTCCGGCAAGGACTTCAAGACGATCGGCACCACGATCGCCGACGTCAACACGCGCCTCGGGCTCACCGGCAGGCCGCTCGAGCAGCTCACGACGAAGTTCCTCACGCTCTCGCGGGTCACCGGGCAGGACGTCGGCCCGATGATGACCGAGGTCACCAAGGCGATGAACGACTCCGGCATCAAGTCGGGGGAGGCCGCCGGGTTCCTCGACAAGCTCCTCGTGGCATCGCAGAAGACCGGCGCTTCGGTGAGCGACCTGGCGACCGACATGTACAAGTACGGCTCTCCCCTGCGTCAGCTGGGATTCGGAGTCGACGAGACGATCGCCACGCTGGGCTCGTTCGACAAGGCCGGCGTCAACACGAAGCTCGTCATGGGCTCGCTGCGCATCGCCCTGGGCAACATGGCGAGGGCCGGCGAGAAAGACCTGCCGGCGGCGCTGGCGAAGTCGATCGAGGCGATCAAGAACGCCAAGACGGGCGGCGAAGCCGCCGCGCAGGCCGTCGAACTGTTCGGCGCCCGCGCCGGCCCGGACATGGCCGCGGCGATCCGTGAAGGACGCTTCGAGGTCGCAGATCTCGTGAGGCAGCTGCAGGGCTCAGAGGGCGCCGTGGAGCGCACCGGTGATGCGACGCTCACGTTCTCAGGCAAGATGGCGAGGCTGCGCAACCAGGCCGCCCTCGCCGGTGAGGGATTCGGCCGCATCCTGCTGCCGTACCTCACGCAGATCGCAGAGGGTGCGATCAAGCTCGCGAAGCACTTCCAGGGGCTCAGCAAGGGCTGGCGCGATGTCATCGTCAAGGTTGGCCTCTTCGCCGCCGCCATCGGCCCCGTGCTGGTCATCGTCGGCAAGCTCACCTCGGGCGTCGGCCGCATGATCGGTGTGGCCGGCAAGCTGACCCTCGCATTCGGCAACGGGGCGAAGGCAGCGCCGACGTGGGCGCGCGGCATCGCCGCCGCGACGAAGGGCCTTGCCGGCTTCGTCAAGCAGTCCGCTCTTGCCCTCGCCGGCCTCGCCAGGCAGGCCGCCGCGTGGGTCGCCGCGAAGGCCGCGACGATCGCTCACTCTGTCGCGACGAAGGCCGCCGCCGCGGCCCAGTGGCTCCTGAACGCCGCCATGAGCGCCAACCCGATCGGGCTCATCGTGCTCGCGATCGCCGCGCTCGTCGGCGTGTTCATCGTCCTTTGGAAGAAGTGCGACTGGTTCCGCAACTTCTGGATCGGCGTCTGGGAGCACATCAAGGTCGTGGCCGCCGCGGTGTGGCCGGTCATCAAGGCCGTCGGTGAGAAGATCGTCGCCGCCCTGCAGTGGGCCTGGGACAAGGTCTCCGCCGGCATCTCGTGGTTCTGGGACTGGGCTGGTCCGTGGATCAAAGAGCACGTGGCGCTGTGGTGGGAGGCGATCAAGATCATCGCGGACTGGATCGTCACCGGCGTCTCGGCGCTGTGGGACAAGGTCTCCGCCGCCGTGTCGTGGTTCTGGGGCTGGGCAGGGCCGTTCATCACCGAGCACGTCAAGGGCTGGTGGACGATCATCAAGACCACCTTCGAGACGATCCAGACCGTCACGCGAACCGTCTGGGACGTGATCAAGACGATCGTCTCCACGGCGATCAACAACATCAAGACTGCGATCCACGCCGTTCAGACGGTCGTCGCCTTCGTGCGCGGCGTCTGGGACAGCGTTCGTGACGTCACGCGGACGATCTGGAATGCCGTGGTCAACTTCGTTTCTGGCCTCGGCGACCGCATCGTCTCGGCGGTCCGCTCGGTGAGCGCCGTCGTCGGCTACGTGCGGGATGTCTTCGCCAACGCGAAGGAAGCCGCGATCGACAAGCTGCAGGCGCTCATCAACTGGGTGCGCGGCGTCGACCAGAAGATCAAGGGCGCGATCGGCGACGCCGGCAAGATCCTGTACAGCGCCGGCCAGGACATCGTCCTCGGCCTGCGCGACGGCATCGTCGCGGCCTGGCACTGGGTGACCGAGAAGCTGCACGCTCTGATCGACGGCCTCTCCGGCGCCGCGAAGAAGCTGCTCGGGATCAACAGCCCGTCCAAGGTCTTCGCGGGAGTCGGGCTGAGCGTCGGTGAGGGCTTCGCCGAGGGGATCGAGGCAAGCATCGCCGCAGCCGCCGCGGCGGCGCGAAGCATGGCCGGCGGTGCAATCGGCGGCGTGTACCAGCCGGCCTCTTCTGGCGTCTCGCGACCCGCGGTCGGCGCACGCTCCGTCACCATCGCGCCCGGCGCGGTCGTCGTCCACATCGATGGGGCCGGGTCCATGAGCGCGTCGGAGCTGACCGGGGCCGTGCGCTCCGGGGTCGAGCCCGCGCTCGCCCGCCTGGCCGTCGAACTGCAGTACCTGTGAGGTAGACGATGCCGACCTACGATCTCACGCCAGACGCGACCACCGTCGCGTGGAGTCACACGCTCGTCGGAGCGGCCACAGTACACGAGGCACTCGCCGACAGCGACGACGGCACGTACATCTCGTGCTTTGGCTACTCTCAATTCACTGCGTATCTCGGCCTGTCAGACCCCAGCAGTCCGACAGGCCGCCTCTGCTCCATCGGCTGTCTGCTGCGCGGGAAGACCAGCAGCGGGGGAACGGGGAAATGGCAGCCGCTACTCGCAATTGAGAATTACCCGGGCCCTTACGAGCTCGCAGGTAAGATTGCGATGTCCGAATCGTGGGCCGACCACGAGGTACTCGCGCACGAGGGCATCGACCCGGACAGATCGGCCTTTGCCGGTGCGCCGTCGCCCATGGCAAACGCTCTCGGGATGCAGGCGAAAAGCGACGGCTCCGGTACGGTCTACCTCTCACGCCTGCTTGCTCGCCTGTACTACCTCGGGGCCGTCACCTGCGACACGCCCAGCGCGCCGGCCGGCACGGTGGAGGACACGCAGATGCCGGAGTGCACCGTCGAGCTCACGCTCACGGTCGAGGACTGGCAGCTGCCGTCCGGCCTGCCGACCTTCCTCACCGGCGGCGACGTGGAGTTCCGCATCTACGACTCCGCCGACGTGACCGGCGCGGAGCCACCGGCGGGCGTCACGCCGGTGTGGTCCACGATCGTCCGCTTCACCGAGACGACAGTCGGCGCCCAGACGCCGGAGGTTTCAGCGACTCCTGACGTGCCGCTGCCGAACGGCGACTACGTGCTCTTCACCCGCGCCTCCCGCGACCTCATAAGCGGGTCCCAGATGTACTGGAGCGACTGGGAGGCGAGCGCCGAGTGGACGCAGGACCTCGTGCTGCCGGACGACCCGACGCTCGCGTGCGTCGCTGACGACGCGGCGCAGAGCGTGGTCGTCACCGTCAACGCTCCGGCGACCGCCGGCTACGACTCCGACACCGGTGAGCTGGAGTTGCAGCGCCAGCTCGCGGACGGCACCTGGCGCGACGTGCGCGGACTCACGGGTGTCGCGATCGCCATCGGGAGCAATGTCGAGGTCGGCTCCGACTACGAGGCTCCTCGCGGCGCCGAGAGCACATGGCGCGCCCGGGCGTCGATGGAGCTCACCTCCGACGGGATCCGGCACTACTCCGCCTGGGTCGAAAAGAAGGACGACGGCCCGGCGCTCACCGGCTGGAACCTCAAGACCGTTGAGGACCCGAGCACGAACTGGCTCGGCGCTGCGGTGCTGGCAGGTCCGGGCGAGGAGGATCAGGGTGAGTCGGCGGTGTTCAAGCCGCTGTACCGTGACCGCCCGGTCGTTGTGCGCGGCATGGTCTCCGGAGCGGGCGGTTCGCTGGAGGTCCGCTGCATCGGCGCGACTGCGATCGGCGCGGCCGAGGACCTCATCGCCTACGGCGGGCTCGTCCTTCTGGAGACCGCGTTCGGCGACGCGAAGTACGTCGGCATCACCGCGGCTTCGTGGGTCCGCAGGGGCACAGCGTCGAGTCCGCGACGCAACTACGTGCTTGCCTACACCGAGGTCTCCTGCGACCTGCCGACGACGGACGTGTGACGATGACGACCGTCGCCGAGCTTGCCGTCGCGCCAGTCCAGCGAGTCATCTCCACCTGCACCGCGTACAGCGCCGACGGCGCGGAGCTCGCCGAGCTGCCGCTGACCGGCGGCAGCGTGACCGCCGACGCTCGCAGGGCCCGTCTGCGCGACGCGACCCTGCAGTTCGCCGCCGACGCCGGCCTCTCGCACGACGACATCTACGAGATCCTCGTGACGCCCGGCGTGCAGCTGCAGGTCGCCCGCGGCTTCGTGCTCGTGGGCGGCAGCGAGGTGACGACGCCCGTCGGCAGGTTCGTCCCGTCCGAGCCGCAGCAGAGCCGCACGCAGGCCGGCGGAGAGCTGTCGGTCGCCTGCTCCGACGCCTCGGCGAAGGTGAGTCGCGCCCGCTGGACCGACTCCTACCAGATCGCCTCCGGGACCAACCTCGCCGACGCACTGAACGCGCTGCTGGCTGACCGCTGGGCCGACGTTGTCACGGCCATCTACTCGAACGCCGTGACGAACACGATCGGCGCCAACGTCGTCTTCGACTACGGCGAGAGCTCCGACCCGTGGGCGGACGCCGTCTCACTGGCCGCGGATCACGGTTGGGAGCTGTATTTCGACACCTCAGGCGTCGCTCGCGTGCGCTCAGCGCCGATGCTCGACCCTGAGGCGGCCCTGTTCACCTTCGAGCGGGGTGACGCCGCGATCATCACTGACGAGGCGCGGAGCTCGCCGCTGGAGCGAACGTACAACGGCGTCATCGTCACCGGCGAGGGCTCCGAGCTAGAGGTGCCGGTGCGCGGTGAGGCGTGGGATGCGAACCCAGGCAGCAGCACCTACTACCTGGGGCCCTTCGGCAAGGCGCCGCTGTTCTACAGCTCCCCGCTCATCACGACCGAGGCGCAGGCCGAGCAGGCGGCGCAGACGCGACTCGCCGGCGTCATCGGGCGCGTCGAGCAGCTGTCGTGGTCCATGGTCGTCCACCCCGGCCTGCAGCCGCTGGACGTCGTGCTCGTCGAGCAGGCCGACGGCAGCGAGGTCGCCTACATCCTCGACGCTCTCACCATCCCGCTCGGGGTCGGCGAAGCCATGAGCGCGACGGCACGCGAGATCACGGTGACGTACTGATGGACATGCACGACATCGCACAACTCATCGCCGGCCAGGGGCCGAGCCTTCGTTTGCGCCAGGCGGAGGTCACGGCCGTCGCCTCCGACGGCACGCTCAGCCTGAAGATCGGCGGCTCTGAGACGATCGTCACCGGCGTCAAGGCGTTCGCCTCCGTCTGTCCCGTGGTCGGCGGCAGCGTGTGGGTGGCGACGGACGGCGTGGACGTCATCGGGCTCGGCGCGATTGGGAGTCGCACCGGCATCGTCGAGATGTGGGGCGGCTCCGCCGCGTCCATCCCGGCCGGGTCGCTCCTGTGCGACGGCGCATCGTACCTTCGCACCGACTATCCGGCGCTGTTCGCCGCGATCGGCACCACGTGGGGCGCCGCCGATGGGGATCACTTCAACGTCCCGCCAAAGGACCGCTTCTACGTCGCCGCCGGTTCAATCTACGCCACCGGCGCGACTGGCGGCGAGGCGACAGTCACGGCGTCGGCTGCGAACGTCGGAATTGAGCGAGGTGGTGCGCAGGACGAAGCCGGTGGGTCGCAGGGCTATGCGTGGCACCAAATCTCGGCGACTGCCCACAACAACCTGCCGCCCTACGCCGGGCTGCCGTTCATCATCTGGACGTGAACGTGGACCTCACGACAATCGCTACCGCCGCCATCGCCGTCGTCGCCGGCGCCGTGGGTGCCTATGCGGCGCTGCGGAAGGACGGGCGCGACACGCGCGCGCAGGCCATCGCGGAGGCCGGCAAGACGATCGAGCTCCTCAAAGAGCAGACTGAGCTCCTGCGCTCGCAGGGCGAGGTGCGCGAGGGTGAGTGGCGCCGGCTCGAGCAGACCTGGCACGAGCGCGAGGCGCGCCTCGAGAAGCGCATCGAGGCCGTTGAGGGCGACTACCGGCGGCTCGTCCTCACGGTCACCAACATGGGGCTCTGCGCGAACGCGCCGACCTGCGCGAACTACAACCCGGGCGACCGTCGCGCGCGCCGGCTGCCGCGTCCGGACGATCCCGAAACGCCTCTGCCCGAGGAGGGCGTCGAAGGCTGACCTGCGCCGCCGCTCGCACCCCCAGCGGCGCGCTCGCGGCCGGCCGTGACTGGCTCCCACGGCCGGCCGCACTTCGTTTCTCCGCGTCCTGCTTGGCGCAAGATGGCGCGCGAATCGGCGCCTCAAACGTGGTCGAAAAAGGCGAAGACCCCAGCGTTTTCCCTGCAAATGGCGGAGGGGGTGGGATTCGAACCCACGGAACGAGTCACCCCGTTCGGCGGTTTTCAAGACCGCAGGCGCAATCTGAGAAGGTCCTGCAAATACGCCAGACGGAACTTCGCGCGCGGTGAGCGGCGGTCAGCTACAGTCTGCGGCGTTTAGCTACCGTCATTGAGTTGGCTCGGGATGGCTCGTGGCACGAGATGGCTCGCGCTTCCGCGGGTCCGTGAGCAGGTCGGCTGCGGCGCGGTCGGCGCGGTCCGTGGGGTCGACGTAGTGCCGCTGCGTCACAGCCGTCGTGGAGTGGCCGAGGCGCCGGCTGACCGTCAGTAGATCAACGCCGCGGTCGAGCATCAGCATGCCGTGCGTGTGGCGCAGGTTCTTCAACGGGATGTGGCGCAGCTTCTTGGCGGAGACGTGCCGCGCGTACTCCTCAGTCAGACGCCAGGGCGCCATCGGAGCGCCGTTCTCCGGCACGAGTGGTCCGATCCCGCGTCGCGGCTTCAGGATCTCGAGGGCCCACGCCGGCGCCGCGATCCGGCGCCGCGACGTCTCGGACTTCGGATCCTCTTCGATGACGCTGCCCTCGAAGTCGTGGAGTCCGCGGGTGACCTCGACGGTGCCGGCTTCGAAGTCGATGTCCGACCAGCGCAGGCCGGCGAGCTCGCAGCGGCGGAACCCGCAGGCGATGCCGACCACGACGATGGGCTCGAGCGGGTGGCCGGCGAAGGCGTCCAGGTACGTGCCCGCCTCCTCGCTCGTGAGCACATCCTTCTTGCGGAACCTCACCGTCTCAGGCGGGTCGACCGATATCAGTGGATTGCGGTCGATCAAGTCCCACTTGACGGCACGTTCGAGGGCCGAGAACAGGCAGCGGTAGTGATGAAGACGCGTTTCCGGCGCGAGCGGCGTCTCGTTCTTGCCTACCCGCTTGAGGCCGCCGAGCCAGCGCGAGAGCTGGTATGTCGTCAGGTCGCGCAGGCAGGTGTCGCCAAGCGTCGGCGTGATGTGGTGCGTGACGATGGAACGATACCCGGCGATCGTGCGCCGGCGCCGGCTCTTCTCCTCGAGGTGGGGCAGCCACATCTCTTCGCAGAACTGCTCAACCGTGACGTCTGACTCCGGCATCTTGCCGGCCTCGAGCAGGAGCCGCGCCAGGGCGATCTCAGCGTCGCGCTCTGTGCCGTGGATGACCTTGCTCGGCCGCCGGCGCTTCCCGGTGAGGCTCGAGTACCCGGCCGACACCAGGATCCGGAAGACGCCCGGCGCCTCCTCGACGATGGAGCCGACCTCGCGTCTCAAAGGTCGCGCCCGCGCAGCCTCTCGACGATGTCGTCGCGGAAGGCCGGGTAGAAGTAGTCGAGCCGCTCATCCAGGACAACCAGCAAGGCCAGGAGAAGGTCGAGCCGCGGCAGCTGCTCGCCGCGCTCGATCGCCCACATGGTGCGCGTGCTGACCTCGACGCCGTGCTGTGTCTTCAGCGTCTCGATGAGCTGCTCCGCAGCCTCGTAGCCCTGGCGCACACGCAGTCCCTTGAGGTAGCTGCCGAATCGGGGGAGATTGATGACGGGCTCGGCCCGCAGCGCATCGTCGCGTTGTGGCACGGGCTGCTCCTTCGGTAGCTCCATTACGCACGACGGTATGGTACTCCTCGTCTCTGCCCTTTGTCTACACTCAGCGCAACATGGGTCACCGGGATGGACTCTCGTTTACGCTGTCTCTATCTGGCGTGGACTTGCGGAAGGTGAAGGTGTACCGTACCATCCGTGGAGCAGTTCCGATTTCGAGAAGGCAGGGTACCCATGACAGAACTGGTCACCGCCGAGGAGGCGGCAGCCATCATCGGCCACGTGAACGCGCACAAGGTGCGGGAGTGGATGCGCCGCGGGGACGATCCGCTGCCGAGTGTGCCGAGAGGAGGCGTGGGCAAGTACAGGCTGGTGATTCGCAGCGAGATCGACTGCTGGCTCAAGAGGGAGTTCGAACGACGGCGCCCAAAGCCGCAGACCACCCGTCCCCGCACACCACTCCGCTGACTCATTCCTTGAGCGTTCGGCACATCGGGCTCGTACTCGACCACCTCGAGGCTCCGCCGCCCGTCAAGCTCGTGGCGCTCATCCTTGCCGACCACGCCGACTCCGATGGGGTCTGCTGGCCGAGCTATGGGCGCCTCGCCGAGCGGTCGTGTATGTCGGAGCGCACCGTGCGGCGCCACGTGGCCGAGCTCTGCAGCCTGGGCGTCGTGCGCAAGCTGCGGACCGGGGGCGTCGTGTCGGATGGTGGGAGGCGCGCCTACGTCAGCAATCGGTACCGGATCGACGCCGACGTGCTGGCGGCCATGCCGGCGCTCTGCAAGGTGGTCACGGATGACCACCTTGAGGAGCCCACGAAGGTGGTCACGGATGACCACCTTGACGCCGAAGGTGGTCAGGAGTGGCCACCCAAGGTGGTCAGGAGTGGCCACCCAAGGTGGTCACCGGTGACCACCAAACCGTCAGTAGAGCAACCGTCAGAAGGAACCGTCACTCTTAAGGATCCGGCGCCGCTCGATGTGGGCCCTTCCCGGAGCGAGCTCGAGCGCGACTTCGAGGAGTGGTGGGAGGCTTCGGGCCGGCTCGGCAGCAAGGCCGACGCCTTGGGCCTGTACCGGTGGTGGCGCACGACCGGCGGCGCCGGCGCCGACGAGCTCCTGGCGGCCGTCGCGAACTATCGGGCTCACTGCGCCGCGACCGACTGCTTCCAGCAGCACGGGCGCACGTTCCTCGTGAAGCCGACGAAGAATCAGGCGGCGCGGTGGCCGGAGTGGGCGAGCGGTGAGGAGCATGGGAGCAGCGACGTCGCCGGCGCGGGCCGCCTGGGCGACATCCTGCAGGTCGGACGCGAATGGATCGAAGGGGGCAGCGATGAGGGGCACCGAATCGACGCCGGCGGTCGGCGCTGTATCGAATCGGGACGCCGCGACGAGGATCCTGCAGAACGTGAAGATGCTGGCGGCGGCCTTCCCGCGCTCCGCCTGGCGAGCAGAGAGTGACGCGGCCTACACGATGGGCCTGCTCAGCGCCGGCGTCACACCCGGCGAGGTCAGCGTGGCGGTGAAGAACCTGGTTCACAACTACTCCGAGCTCCCGACCGTGGCCGACGTCGTGGACGAGGTCGAGCGGATCCGAACCGATACCGTCGTCGCCGCGCTCCGGTGCCCGAAGTGCTCGTCCGACCTGGTCGCCGCCGTCGACGGCCGGGTGGTGCTGTGCTTCGAGTGCGACTGGGAAGCGGGAGCCAAGTGAGGTCCTGGACGCACGCCGAGGAAGAGGCGCTTCGCTACCTCGCCTCTCGTCTCAGCGGTCCGGAGCTCGCTATCGCGTTCGGTCGTTCACACGTCGCCATCAGGGTGAAGGCGTGCCGGCTCGGAATCGAGCTCGGCGGCAGATCGTGTGAAACAAATCTGAAACAGCAGACGCCGGCCGTTCTTCGACGCGTCGTCGAGATCGTCAACGCCGAGCTCTGCCCGTCGTGCGGCAAGCGCGCCATCGGCGTGAAGAGCACCGGCCTCTGCGGTCCCTGTCACTTCGAGCGGCTCCGCGAGGTGCACGAGGAGGAGATCGCGAAGGCCGACGCGCAGCGCGAACTCTGGGCAGCCAGGTCGAAGCTCTACCGTCGCCGCGTCTCCGCCGGTGCCTCTGAGGGGACGCAGGCGTGAGGATCCTCGTCCGTCAGACGACCGCCGTATCATTCTCTCATCCCCCGCACGAACATATGTTCGTGCCTGTCCACGAAAGGAGCTGATGACCATGGATCTCGAGTTCGAGCCGACAGCAACGGAGCCGAAGGCCTGGACGGTTCGCGATGGCGGAACCGGGGAGGTGATCGGCTGCGTCGCTTGGCTCGATCGCCTCGGGGCTTACGGCTTCGGTGTCATGCCGGCGCGGAGCTTCGTGAGCCCGTTCAAGAGGGCCGATATGATGTTCGAGATCGGCCGGTTTCTGGACCAGGTGAACGCCGCGTAGTGAACGCGCCGTTCTGGCAGATCTGCTGCACCCAGCAGCAGTGCAGGTGAGCGTCTTCCGCCAGTCGCCGCGCGTCGGCCTGTCCGCGACGACCTGTCGCTACTGCTCGGCGCCGGCAGAGCCGGGGACGACCACTTGCGAGGCACATCGCGGGGAGGCCGGCCGGCTCGCGCGGGATCCACGCCGCGCCGGCTACCGCGACCCGGCCTACTGGCGCGCCCGCCGCAAGGCGATCCGGCGCGCCGCCGGCAAGTGCGAGGCATGCGGCGCGGCACTCCAGTACCTGCCGAACGGCCGGCCGGTCTGCCAGACCCACCACATCGACGGCGATCCGCGCAACAACGATCCCGCCAACCTGCTCGTGGCCTGTCCCAAGTGTCATAGCGGCGCGAGGAAGCCGGCGGACTGAACCTGCATCGAGCGCAGGCCGGCGCTAGCTATTGCCTCGCAGTTACGGAAATGGTAACGTGTATGAACAGACGTACCGCGTGTTGCTCTCAGCGAAAGGAGCCGCCAGTGAGTGATTCGTCTTCAGTCTCTGTCCGCGCCTCGACGCTCGCCGCCGCCCTGGTCGAATTCCAGGGCGACATCACCGACGTCGGGAAGACGTCGACCGCGACGATCAAGCCGCGTGACAAGTCGAAGCAGCCGTTCTCGTTCCCCTACGCGGATCTCGCCACCGTTCTCGCCCACGTCCGCCCGGTCCTGGCCAAGCACGGCCTGGCCGTCATGCAGGACGTGATCACTGAGGGCGACCAGGTGCGCATCGCCACGATTGTGCTCCACGAATCCGGCGAAGAGTACCAGTTCGGTCCGCTGGCGCTGCCGGCAGGCGAGGACAACAAGCAGACCGGCGGCTCGATCACCTCGGCGCGCCGCTTCGCCATCATGGCGGCGCTCGGCATCGCGTCGGTGGGTGACGACTCCGGCGACGAGGGCGGCGCTCGTCGGCCCGCCGGCCGCGCCACATCGAGGCAACTCGCGAAGATCGCGGCCGAGGCAGAGCGCGGCAAGGTCGATGACGCTGAGCTGATCAAGGTGCTGTCGCGCTACGACGTCGAGTCGACTGATGCCCTGGACCGGTCGCAGGCGTCAGACCTCATCGATCGGCTCATGGCCGAGGCCGACCGCCGCGTGGCCGAGGCCGACCGCCGCGCGCGTGCCGCCGCTGCCGGAGACGTCGACCCAGAGACGGGCGAGGTGCCGTGATGCCGCGCCCGACCGATCACTGGGACGTGGCGGCGCTGGCCGTCTTCACCCTTGCGACTGCCGCCCTCATCCTCGCCGTGTGCGCCGCCCTGTGGATGGTCGTATGACTCCCTGTCCACATCGCCGGCCCTGGTACCTGCACCCGACCGACGAGCTGCCCAGTCACTGGTGGTGCGCGCTCCGCGACACGGTGTGCACGGAGGAGCCGGAGACGTGCGTGCACCGGAGGGACGGGGAGGCTGCGATGCAGGGCATCGATTCTCCCGACGCGGACGGCTCCGCGAGGTGCGAGGTATGCGGCGGCCCGCTGCCGTGCCAGTCGTGTCTCACTGAGCTGAGGTGCGACCAGTGAGTCCCGAGATCGACCCCACGACGGAGGGCCTGTTCCCGCCGGCACCGGTGGAGCGGCTCGACGCCCTGGAGGCGTTCATCCGCAAGGAGCGCGAGCACCGCGCCGGCATGCTCATCCGCCACCAGGACCGCCGGGACTACTGGCAGGGCCGCGTTGCTGAAGCAGACGAGGCGCTGCATCACGTCGAGCAGCTGCGGAGCTTCGTGACTCTGGCTGGTACCGCATGACCGCCCGGCCACAGCGCCGTTGCCTCCAGCCCCACGGAACCGTCGCCCGCTACTCGGCCGGCTGCTCGTGCCTCTCCTGCTGCAACGCCTGGGCCGACTACCAGAAGCTCCGCAAGGCCGAGAGGAAAGAGGGCTTCACACGCATCGTCGACGCGGCGCCGGCCCGGGAGCACATCCGCCACCTCATCGCTTGCGGATGGCGCATGCGCGCGATCTCCGAGCAGTCCCTGGTCGGCTTCACCACCGTCCACGACGTGCTCGACGGACGGCGCCTGCGGATCCGGCGCGACATCTCCGAGGCGATCATGACACTCGGGCCGTCGGCACGTCCGACCGAGAGCACCGCGCTCGTGCCGGCACGATCGACGCACCGGCTCATCGCCCGCCTCCGCCGCGATTTCTCACTGGAGCAGATCGCCCGGGCCATGGGCATCAGCCGCAGCTCGCTCCCGCGGCCGGCGCAGCGGAGCGTGCAGGCCAGGACGGCACTGCGCGTCCGTGAGGCGGCCGCGCAACTGCGGGGAGGGGTGGCGGCATGATTTTCTTGGAGCGCCTGCCGGCTGTACGAGGAGGAGGGCAAATGAGCACCGAGTACGGCATGACGACCATATACAAGACACTCAACGGAGCCAGAGGGGCCTACGGCCACGGCGACTACACAGACTATATGCCACGAGGCAGGCGCCCCGGCAGATGGCTGCCGAAGGTGGAGCCGGTGCTGTGCAAGAGCGGATACCACGGATGCCGGGACCTGATCGAAGTGCTCGCCCACTTCGGACCCGAGCTGTACGAGGTGGAAGTCCGGGGCGCGTGCGTGGAGGGCCACGGCAAGGCGGCGTGGGAGCAGATGCGCCTCGTGCGCCGGGTCGTGGAGTGGAACCCAACGACGCGCTACCTCTTCAACATCGATTGCGCCCGCCACGTACAAGACCTCTGGCGCCCGGACGACCGCGAGATGCTGACCGCTGCACTCGACATCTTCACCGCCGAAGCTGAGTACGGTGACGAGTGGCAAGACGCGGCGGAGGAAGCTGCGTGGGCTGCGTGGGCTGCGCGGGATGCGTGGGAT